ATCAAGAAAGAAATCTCTTCATCGGTTCCGTTGTTTGCGGCTATAGCTGCCTACGACATGAATTACGACACCTACAGAGAGCGTGCTGTGTCAATGGACTACAACCAAGTCCTCCCACAGGACGAAGACTTCACCAACAAGCAAGTACCTTATTTCTACAAGGCTCTCGCTCAAGGCATCGGTGCATCTGGAGGTGAGGCTGGCCCTAAGCGACTCCAAGTCGCTACTGAGAAGTTCGTAACCACCCCGTATTCATCCTTGCTAACCATGGGTGCGTACACGATACTTGATTCGTTCTCAAGGCTCTTCGAGCTTAAGGGCCCAGGAGGTATCCCAGTAAAAGACCAAGCAGCTATCTCTAACAGCGTCAGCAAATCGTTAGGTATCAGTATGTCCAAGGTGTTCACGGGTGCTACTGAGCCAGACTGGAGGAGCTACACGAGGAAGGAAGAGATTGAGCGCATCAACATGGAGGAGAAGTCCGAAAGGCGTGGTATCAAGATTGCAGCTCAGAATATCGGTCAGAAGTACTTTGAGGCTTCCAACGCAAAGGATAGCAAGGCTATGAGCGAAGCTAGGAAGGAGTACCAAGATGAGTTGATGAAAATCAAAAAAGAGAGCGGTGTACCAGACGCTAAGTATTTCATGGATGCCTTCCAGCAAGCCAGAAAGTACGGGAAAGCCACCAACCCAGAGTACAACGACATCAGCTACGCTGCAAGCAACGAGGCTAAAGCGAGAATCATCATGGAGTACGGGGGTAGGACGATGAGCAGAAAGGAGCTAGTAGAATACATCAACGACTATAAGCGGAAGACTGGTAAGCCAATCAATGGTTCTGAAATCCTCCGTGAGTATCAAAAAGAAACAGGCTATGGCAAGTAAATTTGCACTCAAGATATGTTTAACGGTTTTCTTCTGTTTGTTGGCTTCATGTTCGCCAGAATGGCATCTAAAGCGTGCAATAAGAAAGAACCCTATGATAGTGAAGACCGACACCCTAAAGGTTAGTGATACGTTCTACACGCCAGCGGTATACGTTACAGATACATTCGTCACGGAGCAATACGACACCATCGAAATCATCAAGGACAAACTACAAATCAAAATCGTAAAATCAAATGATACTATTAGAGTTACTGGGGCTTGCAAATCGGATACAATCGTGCGGACTGTTTCGGTCCCCGTTGAAAGGGTTGTTTACAAAGAAGCCAAGAAGAGCAAGCCTTTCGAGTATTTCTCAAGTGCAATTTGGGGATTCGCAGCAGTATTACTGCTAGTCATTATCTACCGCTCTGAGAGGCGATAAGGTGCTTGTATTTATCAAAGATGTCAGAAGAATCAACTCTAAGTTGGATTAATTCTTCTTGTAACCTATCTCTATTAGTTAAATGCTGAAAACCGAATCCTCTTACTTTATCTCTGTTTGGAATCATTTCTTGAATTTGAAGATTTCTTTTTATCATGGATTCGTTGTATGGGCTATTCCTGTACCATAAGATGACCAAATCACTATTTGGCGGGTCTAGGTAATGCCTCCCAGTAGTATAAGGATAAGAGTAGCTGCTAATTCTCCTCATAGCCCTTTTAGTAATTGCCATCTGATTATCGGCATATATTCCGTGCGTAAATTGCTCGCATAGCAATCTGTTTGGGTCTGGGTTTAATCCCTCCATTTCTAATGGACAAACCATTATTGCTGATGGCACATATTTGCACCCTATATTTTTATCATTACAATTAGCGTCTATGTCGCCTATCAAGAATTCTGTTGTGTTTAGAACCATTCTCCACCCAGTAATATCCTTTTCTATAAGAAATATTTCCGCATCAACTTCAAGGGCTCCGAAGTCTTCATTCTTTGTGTCTATAATCTGCCAATTTGGGCATATCTCTTTTATGATTTCAACACTCTTGTCCGTCGAATGATAATTAATCATTATACCATTGTCAAACATAGTTTTATGATGCTTGAGCCAAAAAGGAAGAAGGTACTCTTCATTGTGGAAATGGCATATTACCGTTTTCATATCGTTTCTATTTGCAATGATGGAAAGTATTTAACCCAGATGTCTCCTTTCCCTTTCCTGTAACTAACCCTGCTTTTTATTTCCTCGTAAAAATTCCATGCTAATGGCAATATCACAATAGGTTTATCCATGCCAGCTAGAACGCAAGGACTGTCTATCCTTACATTTGTTCCTGGCGTGTATAAACCAACTTTCATATCATTATCGTCAACGATGATGTCAGGGATAATGCCAGCATAATTGAGCAGGGTCATGCCTTTTGCTGCAGCCCCGTATGCTGCGATTTTAAAGCCCTCATCTCTCTTTGCGTCTATAAATGATTTAAGTTCAGACACGACAACGCTTACATTTTCAGCGTAATCAATATATGTCTTCATAGAGGTTAGTCCTTGATTTATTTCTTCATCAAGCAATGCCTTATAGCTCTTTGGAGCATCTTTCCTTTTTGAAAAGGTAAACACATAACTGATGCCATGTACTGGCACTTTTTCTGCATCTACTAAAGTCAATCCAGACCTATTCGCTAGGGCAAGCATTGAATTTACATTAAAGAAAGACAAATGCTCATGATAGATTGTGTCGAATTGGTTGCTTTTCACCATCTCCGCTTGAGATGTCTGGATGAATAAAAGGGAGTCGTCATGCATCCTATACGAAGCATCCCGCAAGAAGTCAATAGCCTTTTCAGTGTGGGCAAAAACATTCTGAGCCACAATGATGTCGAACTGTTTCCAGTATGCAGTATGGTCAAAATAACTGCACATGACGTTGTGATTCTTACTGCTTATCGGGTATAGGTTCTCTGCAGGGTCAACTCCATACGTTTCCCATCCGAGTTCTTTAAATGCGTCTAACTGAGTCCCATCATTGCAAGCGATATCTAGCACTCTTTTTGTGTATGTGGTAACTTTATCAGAGGTCCATTTTGCAAACCATTTAAAGTACTCCTTTAGAGTCGTTGTAGTCCCACTTATGTACAAGTAGTTTTTAAACAGCTCGTCAGGATTGACTATATGTGTTAACTGAAGATGGTAGCAACTCTTACACAGATTCAATCCAAGTGGGTACTCTGGAAGTTCTTCTCCATTATGGTAACTATTAGCTAGCGGTTGTTTTTTTAGGTCTAATATTTGGACCAAATCCTTTTCCCCGCAAGCGATGCAATCCGTTTTATGGTTCATACGTTATATTTTTATTCCTATTAACTTTTAACATCTTTTCCCAATTATCTAAAAGCGAATTGGTTATACTGTACACATCTTCCTTGAATTCAAACGAGAACTCATTGATGAACTTTTCAGATGATATAGCGAAATCATAAGTAACAGTTTGTGCCTTGGCGTTAGTGACCAATGATGGCGTTTCCAATTCGACTATAGGCACATTGCATATATCTGCCACAGCATTAGCGATTTCCTCTGCCGTAGAATTAAAGCTGGCTAGGTTGTAAATACCACGTTTGTCTTCTTTTTCATTGGTGATTGTTGACACAGCGTCGATAAGGTCATTGATTCCCAATATAGGCCTGTTTATATCTTTGACATACAGCTTTATGTGCCCATTTGTTTTAGCTGAATATACCATCGAGTTTATCATGACATCAGTTCTAAGCGTTGGCGAATACCCACAAACTGTTCCAAAGCGAAGGCCATAATACTCTACATTAGAGTCAATGGCCATTATATCGATAAAATGCTTAGTGATGTCGTAGGTATTGTGAGGAACGAAATCAGTATGATTTTCCGTTAACACACCACCACCAACGCATCCATACACACTAGAGCTAGACGCATATATAAGTTTTGGCTTGTTTTTTGTTCTTTCTAGCTTATCTAGTAATATAGCGAAGTTATCTACGTTGTTCTTAAATGCAGATAATTGGTTATTTGAACATGACGCTACCGAAGAATTACCAGCAAGCAATATAATTGATTCATATCGCTCAAAGAACTCTATTGGTAGATTCCTATAGTCAATCCCGATAGATAAATCAATGGAATGGCATTTGATTCTTTCTGAAATTGCAGAACCAATGTACCCATTACCTCCTATAAGTAATATATTGTTCATTTTAGAAAGTTGTGTTTTGAAACAAATTTAACATAGGGAAACCCTCAAACATATCAACCTGTTTGAATGGCACGCTACCGAGCCACCCCTCGGCTGAATACTTGTCCTCTGTCTTAGGCTCTGATAGCTTCTGCACATGGCTTGATTTAGCCCACCAGAAGTTACCAGCGAAGAAGGAGTACCCATGCGGGTGATGCTCTTTAAACATTTTGAAGTAATCAGGGAACTTATCCTTACTGATATAATGGCACCCAGCAGCTTCACTGTCGCTCTCCGTGAGAGGCATGATTGCGTGCTGCCATCGAACCGAAGAGAAGAATAGCATAGAACGACACCACAGCTGATTGACGATACCGCCCCTTGAGCTTCCCTTTGTGTGTGCGTAGTAAACCAGTCCATCGTCCGTCTTTGCAAACTCCCATAGTTTCCTCAGGGTAACGCCTTCGTAACCGCTGTCCTCTTGAGCAGCGACGATAATCTTCGGATTCCCGTAGCTCTGTAGATGCGCAATAACAGCTTGACGTTGCTCTGGCGCACCAACGATGCCTACATATACGTTCTCAAGAACGTCCATTAGCCCGTAAGCATTTAGCGTAACGAAGTGCTGATGAACGGTCAGCAACCAATCGCTGCCAGCGTAGATGTGGTAGAAGTGATTAAGCCTCGGTAGAACCTTCGGTTGGCTCTGCGGTTGCTCCTGGTTCGGTAATTGAGATTGTTCCATTGTCTATTAAATTTTGAATTCGATTTTCCATGCCGTTCTCCCTGTACGCTCTTAGGTAAAGGTTTGCTTTCTTAGCGAATATCTCAGGGAACTGAAAGTTCTTTAGTACATACTCTTGCAGATTCTTCTGCATACCCTCACGCAAATCCTTGTCAAGTATAAGCTGCTTGGTATAGCGATACCACCCAGACTCCTCTGCCTTTGACACTATGAATCCGTTGTATCCGTGCTTGATGTGCTCCTTGTAGTAATCCATGTCGGAGCAGATGAGAGCCTTGCCCATCCATCCAGCTTCAACCACCTTCAGCTCAGAACGAGAACGATTGAACTCCGTCTTGTTCACTGGAGCATAAGCTACATCGACATCGTTGTACCCGTACATATACTCGTACACAGACCTAGCTGGGATGCGGTTGTAATGCTTGTTATTCCCTCTGTTGCTGAATATCCGCTCGTAGAAGTTATAGGAGGGGTTGTCGTTGTAGCCTCCCAGCGTAACGGTGTACTTGCCATTCAGCGACTTGTCGTTGCAAAGCATCTTCATGCTCTTCTCCATCAGTGCAACGTCTTCAATGTGCTGAGCACCACCGAACCAACCGAATCGCACATAGGGCGCTGGTTTTTGGATAGGCACATACTGATGGAACTTATTGGGGTAAGGGACATTCTTGATTACTGTTACCTCTGGGTTGAAGTTGCCAGCTCTGCTAGCCAAGTAATCCGTCGAGCAAGTGATGTAGTCGGCTTGCCTGATGTTCTCCTCGATGATGCGAGATAGGTTGTTGTCTTTGTAATGCTTGTAGGATACATGGTCCTTGTTAAGGACCCAGTAGTCGTCAAGGTCAAGGATAACCCTAGCACCAAACTGTTTCAACGCCTTGGCTGCTTCTTGGACGGACTCAATGGACTTCGTGTCCATAACCCTTGTGATAACAAAGAGGTCTGTCTCTACGATGTTCGTGTCCCCAATCTTGTCAAATCCAGCAAAATTCCTGAACTCAAACAAGTCGGAGCTATCCTCCATCCAAGCGTTTGGCATATTGAGCCGATAGAACGCAGCTCCGCTCTCTTCCTGTGTGTAAATCGTGCTAATGACGATTGGTTTTTTATTCATATTAAATTGATTACAAATATAAGGGTATTTTACCCATCACATGATAGACAACTAGGGTCAGTGGCCCTTGCAGCGATATCCCCACGCAATACAGACTCCGTTCTCATGTAGTAGAGCGTCTTAATTCCTTGGTTCCAAGCCTCCATGTGGACTTGGTTAATCCACTTTGGGGATGCCTCCGTAGGGAATGCAAGGTTCAGCGAAACAGATTGGTCTACATAACGCTGACGAATGCTCGCTTGCTTGATTATCTCCATCTGGTTAATCTCCTTGAAGGTCTTGTAGACATCCTTGACGGATTCGACTAGAGCCGTTGAATACCTAGGGTCATCGATATGCTTGACCTCACCGTTGACAAAGAGATAGCTGTCAAGGAAATCAAGCCCCTGAACGCTACCACCATCCTCTAGAATCTTATCCCATACCTCCTTGGTGTTCATGCCAATCTTACGCAAGGTCTTCTCAAGCTCTGGGTTCTTCCTGATGAATGTCCCCTTTGCGGATTGCTCCGTGAACACATTTGCTGCCCAAGGCTCGATACCAGCCGACACATTGCCAGAGAGCTTTGAATTGCTAACTGTTGGGGCAACAGCTCGTAGATGGGTGTTTCGCATACCGAAGCCTCTGCACCACAACGGCTCCCCGTAGATGCGAGCCATATCCCTTGAGGCACGCTCGCTCTCAAGCTTGATGTGCGAGAAGATGGAGCGTGTGTGCATCTGTGCTGGGAGGCCTTCAAAGGACATCCCCTTCTGCTGTAGGTAGGTATGCCAGCCGAGGACACCGAGCCCAAGAGCTCGCCCCTTCTCCGCTGAACGAACAGAGTTCTCAAAGCCCCTCATGTTCTTGGCTTTCTGGATGAACTCTTCAAGAACCCCGTCAAGGAACATTGTAGCGGTGTACACGAGGTCTGTATCCTTCCACTCGTCGTATTTAGCTAGGTTGAGCGACGATAGGCAGCACACAAACGAGTGAGACTCATCAGTGTACAGGGCAATCTCTGAGCAGATGTTGGTCATGAAGACCTTGAGCCCGTTCTTCTTGTACATCTCTGGGTTTGCCTTGTTGACATTCCCACGGAACATGACATAGGGCTCTCCAGTAGCCTTACGCTTCTGAAGGACTTTGGCCCAGCGTCTGCGTGACTCTTGGTCTCCCTCTTCAAGCTTACGCATGAACTTATCCGAAACCACAACGCATTGGTGCATATTCAAGCACTGGCGGTTCACGTCACCCTTTGGCTCACGAATCTCAATCCACTCCCAGAAGTCGTCGTGCTCGATGTTCAGATTGACGCTTGCAGCACCACGCCTTACGTTCCCCTGCGATGTCGCAAGGATGGTGGAGTCGTAGATTTTACAGAAAGGGACAACGCCATCGGTGGTGCCATTTGAGTTAGCGATAGGGGCGCCAGCAGGTCGCAGCATATTCATGCCGATACCGACACCTCCACCGTGCTTTGCTAGCAACATCATCTCTAGGTTCTTCATGCCGATGTCTTGGATGCTATCTCCAACATCTACACCGAAGCAAGAGATGGGTAGCCCTCTATCGGTCCCTGTGTTAGCGAGAACTGGTGTGGCTAAGCACAACCAATTATTCCAGATGTACGAGAACAGCTTGTCCTCGAACGCCTTCGTTTGATTCAATCTGTTTGTTACTGCTCTGCATACTCTTTTGTATGCTTCTTTGGGGGTTTCGTTGTTAATCAAGTACCCATTCGTGATGGTCTTGATGTACTCCTCTGTATTCGCCCAAGCGGGGAAGTCTACACCGACCTCCCAATTAAATTCTTTTCCGTAGTTCTTCATTGTTTTCAGTCTTTAGGTAGCCACTTAGGTAGGCCGTCATACATCGTTAATACTTCGCCTTCATCTCCTCTTGCTAGGTTAACCCAATCAGAGCCATCCCAATACTTGATATCTCCCTGGCCAGTCCCGTTCGTAAATCCAGCACCTGCTGGGCCTGTTGGACCTGCTGGGCCTGTTGGACCGATTTCCCCAGTTTCCCCCTTTTCCCCAGGAGCCCCTGTATTACCTTGAGCCCCTGCTGGGCCTGCAGGTCCCGCTGCGCCTGTTGCACCCGCTGGGCCTGTTGGACCAGTTGGACCAGTTGGACCTGCTGGACCTGCTGGACCTGCTGGACCTAACTCTCCTTGAGCACCTGCAGCCCCCGTTGGGCCTGTTGGTCCTGTTGGTCCTGTTGGGCCTATTGGACCTGTATCACCTTGAAGACCTTTCTCACCTTGAACTCCTTGGTTGCCTTGCGCACCAGTTGGACCTTGTGGGCCTGTTGGACCTGCTGACCCTACATCACCAACCGCAGCCAATAGCTCCCAGTCTGTAGAATCGATTGATGGTGTATCTGTAGTTTCGGATACACATATCCAACTACTCCCCCCATAACTGACGACATCATTTGCGAAGTATGTTCTTAGATTATCCCAAGGGCCTTGCCATGCCACACCAATAGGGCCTTGCGGGCCAGTGGGTCCTTGAGGCCCTTGAGCTCCTGTTTGCCCCTGTGGACCCTGCTCACCAGCTGGCCCCTTACCACCCCTCCATTTGTTCTCAAGGAAGTCCGTAATCAGAGGAAAGCTAACTCCTGTAACTCTATTAATCTGGATGACGCTTGCGTCTGGGTTCTCTGTGAGGTAATCAAAGAGAATCTTGTCTGTGTAGTTGTAGTTCATTTCTCTTTGGCTTTTGTTTTCATAATCTCCATAACTGAATCATCAGTCTCGTCAGTCTCGCAGATATAGGTAACGAAGAACTTCTTCCCGTTAATCTGGGTCTCCCAATAAAAAACGGTCAGCTTCTCAACCTCATCCTCCGTCATTGAGTCGCAGATGTCAGCGACTTTGCTCTTGTACTCTTTTGGTGTAAGTCTTTTTAGTTTCATAATTTAAAGGTTTAGTGCCAAACATCTTCAAAGTCTTCCCCCTCTCCAGCTTTGGAGTAATCCGTTGGGCGTAGAGCGAAGAAGTCCGTATGCGTGAGACCACCCGTTAGGTGATAGAACCAATCGAGGTTATCCGACTTCGTGGTGTCAACGATAAACACAGGCTCGTATCCGAGCTCGATAAGCTTCTCGTTGGCACGCTTGCGGATGAACTCCACCAAGTCCTCTGCCTTCAGGTTCTCTAGGTCTCCGTTCTCAAACATCTTGTGGATGAAATCAATCTCCATGTTGACGCTCAAATGAGCAGCCTCCAGAATCTTCTCTCTCGCTGCATCCCTAAGCTCTGGGTACTCTTCGCACATCTGCCTGAACAGCATACAACCCATCTTAGAGTGCAAGGATTCATCCCTCACAGACCATTTCATCTGCTGCCCTATCCCCTTGAGGAGGTTACGCATCTGAAAGGAATACAGCACAGCAAAGGAGGAGTACAGCGACACACCCTCAGCGAAGGCAGAGAACACCGCCAGCGACTTGGCTACCTCGACCCTAGCGAGTGGCATCGTTGCCAGCTCCACATAGGTGTAGTCGTTCTTGGTGTTCATCAGGTTGTCGAACTTGTTCTTCGTTACCTCGTTGTGGAGGAATCCGTCGAAGTTCTCCAAGCCCAAGGTCTCGTTGAGGTAGCTGTAGGCCGTTGCGTGGATGGTCTCCTGAGAGCCAAACATCATCGCCATCTGGATGATTTCATGCTTCGGGAACCACCTTGTGACCTGATTTGTCCAATAGTCAGACACAGCACACTCTGTTTGAGCGAAGCCTAGCAAGATGTTCCCGACGAGCTGTTTCTCGTGGTCAGATAAGTTTTCTCTAAAGTCTTTAACGTCCTGTTGCATGGGTATCTCCGTGTGCAACCAGAACGCTTGAGCTTGCTTGAGCCACCCCTCCGTATAGTAGACTGGGTACTCAAAGGGTTTGTATGGGATTCTTTGTTTAAATAGCATCTTTGATTTTTTTAATGAATGAACTAGTCTTTATCTCCTCCAAATCAGCCACTGGAATCCATGTGAACAGGTCGTTACGGCCTTCCCTTGAGTGGTTCTTGTAGGGGCCCGCAAATTTATAGTAAACCTGCTTATCCTCCAATAGCTTTGGCTCCACAATGGACACTATTTTGTCCCTATCCACCGTTACCCATCGGTCCTCAAACTCGTACACAATGAATGTCGCTAACCCGTATCCCCAGCCTATCCTACCGCTTACATTCTTCATCTCGAAGATAGCGTAAGCCTCGTTGAATCCAGAGCCCCTTGACAGCCTCCTACGGCCCTTCACGTCGATGCAATCCCCGTTGATGGATACATCCCAGTGTTCGTGGATGTTCTGATACTGAGAAGCCCTCAGGATGGTCTCTGGTAGACCGTAGGTGAGTATATAGTCAGCGACAAACCTCTCCTCTGCCGATTTCCCTTCGGCTACCGATGAAGCAAACCTGCTCATGTTACTGAGAGTTGTGCTCTTCCAGAGCGTCTTTAAGGAAGTCTAACTCCTTCCTTGAATCCACCAACAGCTCGGTGCAAGCTTTCCTAACGAGCTCTTCGTCGTGTATCGGGTCCCCTTTTTCGTCGTGTAGTTTTTCGTACAGGTCGACTGCGTGTCTTTGAATGCGACTTACCGACATCAGGTAGTAAGCCGACAGTTGTATCTTGTCCATCGTTTAAGATTATGTTTATGGTTTGGTCTACTTGTAATTGGTTTTTAGGTAAAAAGATTTTGTAATCAGTCATCTCGTTGATGACCAGCCAGTGAAGAAATAGCTTCCAGCGTATCGTGAATGTGTGCTGTGAAGGCACAAATCCCTTGGTCTCAATGATGAACTTGTGGTCATGCGACACAAAGTCAGGCTTGTAGGTGATAGGGAACTCCTTCCCGTTGCTTCGATTGACCATGAGCTGAGCCCCGTTGGTGCACTTAAAGTAGGTACCTGAGAAAACGAAGCCGTCCATGAGCGTGTACGATTCCGACTCATAGTCGAATACCAAACCAGCGGCTCTGAGTTTCTTGTAGCAGTAGAGCTCCAGACCACTCTTGAATTGGATGCCATCGTAGAAGTTCTTCTCTGCATTTATCTTGGTTTTTTTAGCCATCTGTAAATCTATGAACCTATCTGTCAATTATCTAAATAAAGTTTCACTTAGTTCTCCACAGGCTAAAGGGCTGAACATCAGCGAACCATCGTTGAAGTAGAAGGTGTTCCTGTCGAAGTTGCACTCGAACATGAGCGGGTTGTCCAACGATGTAGGGGAACCCCCCGTTTCTGTCTCACGAATCTTACGGACGTGCATCTCAACAGTTCGCCTCAACGCTGCATCGGGGTGCTGAATCTTTCTGTGAAAGGTCACGAAATCATCCGCCCTATTTACGAACTTACCACCTCCCTCGGTCTGCTCTGCAAACGGGGCAATGGGCAATCCGTCTGGGCCCTTCATACGCTGGGCTTCCGTTACTGCGTGGGCGTTTAGCCACACCGCAATGCCGTTGGCGTTCGCCATTGTCAGCATCTCGCTAATCGCTTCGTAGTCGTACTCATGCACACCCAAGGTAGAACCCTGCCTCATATCACGCTTGAGTCCGTTATAGGGGTCTATGAGGACCCCATCAAGCCTCTCTTGGCGTAGAACCTTCTCAGTGAAGACGAGGAGGTCATAGAAGGAGTAGGTTTTGTTGTTCTCGATAATCGTGAAGTGAGCTCGAACCCAGTCGTAGCTGAGCTTCAATTCAGCCTTGGTCATCGACTCAATGGTCTTACCCATGGCGAAGGTCATTAGCTTCATCTTCACGGAGGCGGTCTTGTTCTCGGAGGTGTATAGCAACCACTTCCAGCCATGCTTCATGGAGCTAGCCACCTGTAGGTACAATGCGAAGGTCGTCTTACCAATGTTGGAATGGCCGTTGATAACCATAAAGTTCTTCTTGAACCGCCAGTGAGCGTCAACCTTCTCAATTCCAGTGGACAGACCTTGAGGAATCTCCCCTCTTGCGAACATGGAAATCCACTTGTAATCGTCGTCGTCAGAGGAGATGAAGGACATATCCCCATCGCTTATTAGGAGCTCCCTACGCATCTTATCACGCTCGTCAAGGACATTCTTAATGGGCATCAATTTGCCTCGCTCTAAGCCGTCCCTGATGGTGTTCATGGCTACCTGCATGGAGTCCACATCTCGCTTGCTTATCTCCCTAGCCAATACACGAACGACTTCATCTTCCTCCATCAGCGAGGCAGCGATGTACCCTCCACAGAGCACGGAGGCACGAAGCAGCACATCGTGCTTCTCCCCCTGCTCAGCTCTGCGAATCATGCGACAAGCTATGTTCAGCTGTTCATAGTCTGTGATGCCAGCTGTTTTAACTTCAATCTGTTGCGCCTCGGCTCGTTCGGAAAGAAGACCCCCGTATGGTTCAGCGTCCTCTCTATAAACAATCTCTGGGTCGTAGCTAAAGAAGCAAGCCCTTGACACATTGATACCCGTTGGGTCTACCTCAAGGCCGTAATTGATGTCGTAGTACTTGATTATGGAGCGGTAGTGGTCTCGGTGGCGTTCAGGGTTTGATATCCTTACCACGACCTTGATGCCTCTACCAGAGGGGGACACGAAGCATACAAGCGTGTGCTTGTCCAGTGCTATGTGCCTCTTGGCTTCTACAGCGTTAACATCGTCGATGTCGATAACCATCAAGCCAGAGTGCTCCTCAAGGGACGCATCGTCCCTCGTCTTGAACACCCCAGAGAAACAGATAATGGGTAGCTGCTTCTTCTCGTCTTTAGTTGCCTCGCCTGAGCGAATGCGCTCAATAATCGTTAAAGAATACTTTTTTGGGTTCGCCACTTGTTGAACTACTTGTCCAAGCGTGGCGATAATCGGGCTCGCTGTGTCCGTCAGTGTCTTGAACACCGTTATCCTCTTGTCTAGTGGGTTGGTCTCGTTCATCTTGTAATACGATTTTTAATAAAATTAAATAGCCAATTAAATCAGTTACGGTGTCTTCGGTGTGGTCGTTGAGCCCTCGGTTCTTGATGCGGTTCAACTTGTCATCTATCCTAGCGCAGATAGAATCCCTCGGTGATTTCTTGCTGAACACATTCGCAGGGTTCGTTGCGCTATCCCCGTAAGCGATGTTCTTCTCAATGAGCAAGGTCTCAATAGCACGGACTTGCTCGATAATCTTTTCGTTAGTACTCTTTTTGGTATCTTCCATTGTCATATTTTTGGGTTACTTGATAAACAAAAGCTTCAATCTCTGAGCCGTCCTTCATGATGAGCGGTATCTTCTCTCGCTCGTAGAAGTAAGGGTGGCCCTCAAGGGAATCTAAAATCCTGAGCCCCACATCATCAACGGAGTAGAGCTCTATCTTGACATTCTCGCCATCCTCGTGCTCTCCTTTGATTAAGTAGGGGAGCCCGTCAACGCATAGCCTCATCTTCGCCTTGGTTTCGCAATCGCCTAAGAACTCGGCATCAGCGTACTCCATGTAAGGGTGGTTGCCTCTATTGCGCTTTAGAGTGCCATACACTCCAACTAGGTGTCTATCCATTGGACACCTCCATTCGTATTCTTCTGATGAGCCTTGATGCGTTGGACACAAAGACTGATGATGGTCTGCTCTGCCCATTGTATACTTTAATGAATCCTCCCCTCGACATATCTAAATGCTTGGCCATTGTGGATTGCGAAATGCCATATTCATCCACAAGAGACCTTATGATGTAAACGGCTTTCTCAGGTGTCATGGTCTTTTGTTTAGTAGGTGTAGCTTTTTTTCTGCAATTTTAATGGTTAAATCGCTAAATGCAGCCCTATTCTGCAAAACAGATTGCAAATTGCTTGACTCTTGCTCTGCTGATTCGGCCCCAAGCTTTGAGACCCATTGCGTATATCGCTTCGTATCAAATAGTTCTTGGTTCATAGTTTGGTTAGGGTATTAGTTGGTATTTTCTTCCATTGTGTTCGATGATTTCAGGGGTGCGGTTGTCAATAATCTCACCGTCTGAATTCTCAAAGTATATCCGATTACCTTGCGAATCAAATTCACTCTTACCCCAATATCCAACTGAATTCTCAAAGTATAATTGATTAAGATTGTTATCTCTTATATCAAAGCAGGGATTGTTTTCAAAGTCCCAGTTCAGCCATTGGCCGATTGTTTGTCCTTCTTTCATGTGTTTGGGGTTTGGTTATCCGTTGGAAACAGATTTGGATTTTTTTTGCAGATGTTTACGTTCTCAAAACTAAGCATCGATGTATGCGTTGAATAGCAAAATTCGCACTGATAGTACCCCTTAAGGTACTCTATCCACTTGTGCGAGTCGTACTTAAGTTGCGCCCAATACATTCTTTCTTGTTGTTCGGGGGTGAGGATTATTTCCTCTTCTTTAATTGGTATATTCATAGGTTTGGGGTTTGGTTGGTCAGTTTATAGGCTGACGCTGGGGGAGGTTTGGTAAGAATAGAGGCTGACGATTTGTTCACGAATGAGCGAGTTGGGCGCAAGCACTAACTCTGTTTTTCAATTCAGCCTTGTAGTCGTAAAAATTAAGTTGTCTTTTTGCGTCTTCGCCATAATAAGTCTCTTGGTCATACCACATATCTTCTGCACACGAGCCACCACCCATT